GGTGCCGCGCAACCTTTCAGTTATTTATGCGTGGCCTAAAATCTCAAAAACTCCCAAAGAAATCGAGGGTAGGTCGGGGCAGGCCACGGGTCGAAGGCGTGGTGGCGACACTTAAGGACGCGGCGGCGAGGCTTGAGTTGCCTGTGGATTTGTTGAGGATGGCGCGGGGGGCGGGTTGCACGGCTTTCCGCAAAAACGGCACTGTTTCGACGGTCGAGTTGAAGGAATGGTTCGCTAAAAATCCGACTCGCTTACCAAACGCCAACGCGCTCGTGGACAAAATTCAGTGGGACGCGGAGGACAAGAAGGCCATCGCGGAGATGCGCCAGCACAAGCTGGCGGTGATGCGGCGCGATGTGATTCCGGTGGCGGAAGTGAAGTTGAAATTTACGCGCGCGGTGCTGGACGCGAAGAAAGGGTTTACGGAAGCGGTGCGCACATTGATGCAGGAGGTGACGTTGCACTGCGGGGCGAGCGAGGCGCAGATTGCTTGGGCGATGGCTCAGGGGGAGAAGCGGGTCAGGGACGTGTTGACGGTGCTGGCGGGAAAGGAATTTTGCGGCGTGACCTGTCCGAAATGTAAGGAGGAAATCAAATAAATGGGATCGCTTCCAATGAACCGGCGCAACTTCCTTCAATCATTGCTGGCGTTCTCGATTCTGCCATCGGCCAAGACTTACAACCGGGTTTGGAAAATTACGGAGAGCGGGTTAGCGGTCCCGGTCGCCTTCACGATTTCCGATATTCCAGATCCTTCCGACGCAATGCTGAGGTTTCACGAATACATTGTGTAGTCGATTTGTGCCAGTGTCGGCGTGTCAGCGCGAGATATGGAATCCCTCACCGCCCCTAGGAAGTGCTTGTAAGCCCATCTAATGCGTGCGATAAGGTGCACGCATGCCAGTTGTTTCCAACGTTTCGCGGTTATCTCGGTGGGCCAAATCGGTTGGGCACGCTTTGGGCAGCGCCAGGCGCGGCTTCCAGATCGGGGCAAAGGTTGACGATTGGGAAGGGACGGAGATCGATCGCTTCCGCCGTCGGCCGCGCGGGCAACGTGTCGGGCAGGATGAAACGCTGGACGCCGGCGTGCGTGAGGACCTCATGTCCGAGGCCCGGGACCTCTGCAACAAGCAAGGGCTCGGCAATCGCATCATCCGCCAATATGCGAACTACGTCGTCGGTGATTGCCAGGCGCGCTGGGCTACGGGAAATCCAGATTGGGACAAGCAGGCCGAGCAAGCTTTCTACGATTGGTCGCTGAATTGCGACTTGCGGTCATCGATCACCCTCAAGGAAAAGGCGAAGCTCCACGTCATGAGTCTCATCCGCGACGGCGATTCGTTCGCTGTCAAAGTGGATTTCTTCGGCGACCCGAAGTTAAGAGACATCGAGGCCGACCAGGTTGGCAATTACAAGGGCGGGACAATCAACGTTGATGAAGACCGCATCGTTGGAGGCATCCAGTTCGACATCTACGATCGCCCGCTGAAATATCTGATTTGGGAACGCACGCGCCACGGCCAATTCCAAAATGTTGACGCGCGCCCGGCTTCCGAGGTGCTGCACATTTACGATTCTACCCGGTTGAATTCCCGGCGCGGCGTTACGCACTTCGCGTCCGTGCTCAATCATCAACGCGACCTCAAAGAGACCGTCGCGGCGCAGAAGGCCAAGCAGAAACTCACCAGCAAACTCGCCCTGCTCGTGCGCAACGCCCTGGGCGGCCCGCAGACTGGCAACATCGATGTGATGAGCGAGGACACCGACAAGACGACCGGGGCGAGCATCCGCACGGAAAGTTTCGGCGACGGCGGCGCGATCAAATACCAGTTTCACGGCGACGAGATGCAGGCGTTCACTGCCAACGACCCGAGCGACGGCTGGTTCCGGCTCACCGATTATTTGCTGCGCGAAATTGCCGTCGGGCTGGACCTGCCCTTCGAGTTCATTTGGACCATGGCGGGCATCACCGGCCCGGGCACCCGCATGATGAGCAAGCAAGCCGAGCGCACCTTCCGCGGCAAGCAAGACATCCTGGAAACGCGCTTCCTGAGTCCCGTGACCGCATGGTGGGTGAACTTCGAGATGCAGCCCGGCGGCAAGCTGCCGTTCAATCCGGAGTGGTATAAATTCAAGTTCCAACGTCCGGCGCACATCAGCATCGATGCCGGCCGCGACAGCCGTTCGAACCTGGACGAGCTCGGCGCCGGCGTATCGACCGAGGGCCGCATCGCCGAGGAACAGGGCGAAGACGACGAAGAGGTATCCGACACGCGCAAAGCCGAAGTGCGCCGCAAGCTCACCAACGCGCGGGAGATCGCGGACGAATTCCAAATCTCGCTGACCGAAGCGCTGAATCTTTTGGGCCGCTCGCACGTTCCGACCAGCCAGACAATCACGACCGACGACCTTGACAAGGTCAATGCCCCGGTTCATTCGCCCATTCCCGCTACGCCTGGAGAAGCGCACCGGCTGAACATCGAACTGGCCCCCAAGAAAACCGGCCGCCGCAAATTCTCAATGCACCGCGCGAACAACGGACACATCACGGGGATCCTGGAGGAAGTCGAGTGAGAGTCTCGATTGCTTCCCGCAATCTGGAGTTAGACGCGCTGGCCGATTCCGCGCGGAACGGGTTGCTCCAAATCTTCCCAGGCTTCCAGCCGGCCACGCCAGAAGTCGACACGCGCGAGACCGCGCTGGTGACTTTGCAACTGGGCGATCCAGCTTTTGCCAGAGCGGTGGATGGGAAAATCAAAATGCGCCAGACCGTCGGGGATAAGACCGTCGAGAATTCCGGCAAACCAGCATGGTTCCGCATTTACCAAGCGGACGGGCGAACGACTGTTTGCGACGGAAAGATTGGCTCTGACATGACCATGAAAGCCAAAGACCTGCCAGCCGGGGCAGAAGTGGAAATCGAATCTTTAACCATCGAAATACCGATGGAACCGAAAGCGTAAAATTATGAGCATGACCAATTCCGCGGAGAACAAATTACTCTTGTTGCTGTTCAACAACACGGCCTTCGCGCTTATCGGAGACGCCTCCGGCCTCCAGCCGAGCGGCGCAGCGGGAAGTCTTTACATTTCCCTGCACACCGCCGACCCGGGCGAAGCTGGCGACCAGACGACCAACGAAACCGCCTATACCAATTACGCGCGGGTCGGAGTTGCGCGTTCTGGCGCGGGATTCACCGTGTCAGGGAATTCAGTCACTAACGCAGCCGCGGTGACTTTCGCGCAGTGCGGCGCCAGCGGCGCGACATTGACGCACTTCGGGATCGGGACGGCCTCCACCTTGGCTGGCGTGCTCCTGCTTTCCGGCACGCTCGGCCCGACGACCATTCAGGGCCCGTTCACCGGGGCGACCAGTGATAACGTCACGATTCCTGGCCACACGCTCTCAGTCGATGACCGCGTCGCGTTTTATCCTACCTACGCTTCATCGTTGCCGACTGGCATCACCGAAGGGACGCTCTATTGGGTCAAGACCTCGGCAACCGATGTAATCACGATTTCCACAACGCAGGGCGGCGCGACGTTGGACATCACCGCATCCGGGGACGGCATCGCGATCAAGGCAACGCCGCTGGTTGTCTCGAATCTGATCACGCCCTCGTTCGCGATTGGTGATTTGGCCGTGACGATCGACTAAATGAGAAAAATATATTTCGCAGCCAACGGCGCTTCACCTACCACCGTTGCGCAAGTCAAAATGGCGTGCACGAACGCGCTCAATACGCTCTTGCAAGTCGCCACTCCTGCAACCACTGGGATTATCGTTCTGGAATGGGGCATCAGCTTTGACGGTTCCGCTGCGGCCACACCTGTTGCTGTCGAACTTTTGCAAACGGATGTTGCGGCCACGGCTGGCACGTCTCTAACCCCTACGATCTGGGGCGATCCAAACGCCCCGGCATCGCTGTGCGTGGGCGGGACCGGTGCAACCATGTTCAACGACGGCGCGATCACTGAAGGCACGATTACGGCTGTCCGCATGTTCGACGTGCAACTGATTGCTCCCACCAACCAATACGTGAAGCAGTATCCGCTGGGTCGCGAGCCGGAAGTGCCCGTCTCTAAATTCCTACGGATTCGCACCACGGCGCCAGCTGCCGTCAATGCCTACTGCTACATAATTTGGGAGGAGTAATGCGATTTGTTACGTCCTGGTGGAGGGCAGAACATATATGACATTTTTTGGGGCAGCTTCCACTCCAACAGACGGCGCAAGTGCCACCAACACGGCAGATCCTACAGCCGTTACACCACCCGGCTCAATGACGTCCGGAGATTTGGTATTTTTCTTTGGCTTAAAACGCAATGCAACTGGCACTATTGCCATAAGCAACGCAGGGGGACAAACGTGGAACACTGCTTTTACTCATGTTTCATCAACTGCGGTCCTTACGGTGGGAGCCTTTTATTGCATTTTCAATGGGACATGGGCAGCCAATCCATCTTTGAGTTTCAGCGCCACAACCAATAATACAGCGGTAATGGTGGTTTTTCGGCCCAGTGTCAGATGCGGCTTTGTCGGTCTGGATAGTGGAGCTAGGAATGACATTATCAGTTCGGCCGCCCCAAGTGCTGGAACACTTACCGTAGTATCGTGGACTCCGGCGTATGATTCAAATGTTAGCGTTGTTGTGCTGGCGTCGGATGACGACAATACATGGACCATTAGCGGCAGCGGTTGGACTCAGAGCGGGCTGAGTGCACAATACAGAAACACTTCTGGCAGCGACACCAGTTGCGTCTTTGCCTACCAAATTCAGAGCATCGCAGCAGCTACCGGGCAGATTGCACTCACCCAGGCAACCAACGCCAATGATCCTGCCGAAATTGGACGCTTTACGTTCGATGAGGGACCAATTTTTCGGCAACTCCTAATAAGCCAGTCCGTCAAACGCGCAGGCTATTACTAACAACGCCCTAAAATGACATGGCCCGTCTAGGCAGAGCACAACCGTTTCCGCCGAAGGTAGGGCGCTTCTACATTGTCACCCCCGCCGATCCGGGGCTGACTAAAGGGATCGGCTTTGCCGCTGGCATCGCTTCAGGACAAGCAAAAGCCACGGCAACACTCGTCGGCAAATGTTTCGTCGGTAGTTTCGCAGCGGCCCAACTCAAGGCCACCGTTCCGCTCACGGGCGCCGGGTTCGCTGCTTCGGTTGCGGCTGGCAACGGCAAGCTGACCATCGCTCTCAAGGGCATCGTTGCAGTCGCGGGCTCCGCCAACGCACAAGCAAAAGCCGCGGTCAGGCTTCAAGGCAAAGCGTTCAGCGCCGCCGCCGCTGCTGGCCAGGCCAAGGGCGCGGTGCGCCTTCAAGGCGCGACGGCCACCGCGACCGTTAGCCGAGGCGCACTCAAGGCAGTCATCGCGCTTTCGGGCAAATCTACCGTTGCCACCTTTGCCGATGCGCAACCAACCGCGACGCTGACCCTACGCGGAAAAGTGTTTGTCGCGACGGTTTCAGCATCCCGGCTGACATCGACTATTCCCTGTTCGGGGAACGCATTCGCCACACTCTCGGCGACGGCCACGCTCCAAGGGACCGCCCAGCTTCAAGGCAGTTCGACTATCGATGCCAGCGCCGACGCACAGACGCAATCCGCGGCACGCTGCCAGGGCATTGCGTTCGTCGCGTGGTCCGCATTGGCGGATGGAACACTGCGCTCGCCCGGCTCACTGGTCGGCGACGCCAGCATTGCATTTACGGCCTCCGGCGCCCTGTCATTCACCATAGCGCCAGCGCCGCCGGCTGTTCCTGTTCCGGTTGTCGTCGTAGGCAGCGGCCCAGTCCGGCGGCATGGCCTTACGCGCGCGGTTCCTGGGCACTTGGTCATTCGCGCCAATGCGCGGCTCGAGCAGGCAGCGCACGAATGCGAGGCGCGAGCCAAGGTCAAAGTTCCAGTTTTCTCAGTCCGCGCAGAGCTGATCCATGCCGCCGCCGAGTGCAGCGCCCGGGCTCGGCTCATCGTGGGTGCCTCCGCGTCGCTCGGTCAATCTGGCATGCTCGCGCGCGGCAACGCCGAAGCGAACACTGTCAAACTCGACGAAGAAATTGCGGAGGCCGTCGCCGCGCTCTCGTGGCTCGCCGAACATGATGAAGCCGCTGATTTGAGTTGTAAGTGAACTTTCGGCCGACCAGGGTAGACCGGCTCGCGCTGCGAGCCGGTCGCCTCGCAGCGCGAGGCGACCCACCTTTGATCCGAGGCGACCCACCTAGGAAAAAGATTGTAAGTAAAGCTGATGCGTGTGATAAGCACTGCTTAGTGCAAGAAATTGTTCTCACGATCAAGATGGTTCCCGGCCAAGGCGTCCAAGTATCCGGTCCGATTCATGACAAGGGCCTTTGCTACGCGATGCTTGAACTCGCCCGCGACGCGATCAAGGACCACAAACCCAACTCCATCCTTCCCGTGGCAGCCTTCCAGGTGAATGGCAATCCAAACCCGCGCGCCCAAATCGTTCCATGAAAAAAATCTTTTGCAGTGTCGTTATCGCGGCGCTCGCGTTGCTTTCCCTATTCGCCGCCGACAATCCAAACGAAGGATTCAAAATCGTGGCGACCAACACCGTTCCCGAACTCGTGGGCACGAACCTATCCGCCAAGACGTTCGTCTTCTGGGGCCGCAAGCAGGGCCACACGAACAACACCGGCATTGTCTGGATTCAACGCACTTCGACCAATGGCTTTGGCGGTATGCCGATTTATCCCGGCCAAAAACTCTCGATCACCGTGGACACCGTGCGCGCGCGGCAGGTGGATTTTTACTGTGGCGTCGAGACTTCAGGCGACGGCGTAGTCTGGCAATTGTTCCAATGACAAAACCATCAATGGTAGAATTCGTCGCGCTGCGACCCACTCCCCACCAGGTAGAATTCCTCGCGCTGCGAGGAATAGCGCCGCGCAGAGCGGCGCAACGCCCCAGCCCAACGTTCCCGCCGCTCTACGCGGCGGGAGTTGTCGCAGCGCGACAACTCCTACCTTTCCGAAACAAGACATTGGTTCTGTCTTTCTTTGTTATCTTCGTTTGCTTCTGTTCCACCCTCTTTGCTCAGGTGGATCTCGACATTCTTCTCGACGGTAACGCCGCGCACTACATCAACGGGCTCGGGGTGCCCTCGGTGATTTCCGGCGCCGGCCTGGGCGACGTATCAGCGGGGAATGTTCTCACGAATCAGACAGCCGTTGTCGCCGCGGGTTCGACCATCCTTTACGCGACCAACGCGGCGGGGTTTCGCGCGGTCATCGGTTTGGTGCTCGGGACTGATGTCGAGGCGTTCAACACAAATCTTCTTCGCTTGGCTACGATCTCCAGCGTCAGCGGCGATGTTCTCTATCGGGATGCGAGCGGTTGGACGAACCTGGCAAAAGGCGCTGACGCCACCATTCTCACTTTGGCCAGCGGCCTCCCCGCGTGGACGGCCCTTGACGCGGATCTCATCCGCCTGGCGGCAATCACCAGCGCAAGCGGAGACATTTTGTATCGTGATGCCGTCGGTTGGACTAATCTCGCGAAGGGCGCTAACGGAGCGGTCCTCAACTTAGCCAGCGGTTTTCCAGCGTGGTCTTCGCGCAGCCGTTTCGCCGTGGCAACGAACTATACGATCGCCACAACTGACTTTTACATTGCCGCCACGGCCACCTTGACCAACACGCTGCCCGCGGCGTCGACCATCCTGGCTGGGCGACAGTTCATCGTCAAAGATGTAAGCAGCCACACGATCACCGTTCGCCCAGCAGGCGCCGATACGATTGACGGCGTTGCCGGCGATGACACCCTGACGAATAAGCTCTGCCGTATTTACTTCTCGGATGGCGTCTCGAATTGGGAAGTCAAATGAGCGACTTCTCCCACATCCGCCAAATCGTTTTCAATCGCCCGTGGGCGATCCAGGAGGACAAGCTCGACGTCATCGCCGAAGTCATCATTCAGGCTTCTACTGACTTCGCCGCCGGCAAGACCCCGACCAAACCGCCCGCGCGCCCGAGCAGTCTCAGGATCCAAGACGGCGTGCCGGTCATCGAAGTCGACGGCGTCATCTCGAAGAAGATGAATATGTTCTCCGACGTCTCAGGTGGGACATCCATTGACCAACTCTCCGGCCAGTTCGACGACGCCATGGCCACTGACGCGAATGCCGTCATCTTCAACATCCATTCCCCCGGCGGCAGCATTGATGGTGTGGACGAATTCGCGCAGCGCGTGTTCGACGCGCGCAACGGGAACAAGACAATCATCGCGCTCGCGGACAACCAGGCGGCCTCCGCGGCGTATTGGATCGGTTCGCAGGCGGACGAGTTTTACGTCACCAGCGGCGGCAGCGCCGGCAGCATCGGCGTCGTGGCCCGCATCCTGGACAACACGCGCATGCTCAAGAACGCCGGCATCGATCCGCTCGTGATTCGCAGCGGCGACCTCAAAGCCCCAGGCATCGGCCCGCTGAGCCCGGACCAG